ATCGGCAATTGTTCCGGTACGTCAACCTTTAGTAATGAAATGCTCAAATAATTTATCTCCACTTTTTACATTATCTCCTACTTTTACCAATACTTCTCACCCTTGAGACGAATCAAGAGTTCGATAAATATGTCGCTCATTTTTTGAATCTAAAATTGTAATAAATATTCCTTGAGAATCATGTTCAATAGTAATTACTTTTCCTTCGTCTTTAGATATAACAAAAGCTTTATCTTGTGGGAACTCTACTTGTGGAACGGTATATACATTTTTTGAATCAAACCAAGGACTCTCATTATTTTCACCATGGAGAGCAGTTCATTTGTCCCAAATTAAACGATTAGGGACAAAAAAATAATAAGTATCTACATAAGAATTATCCATAACGGGAGCAATCATAGTTGATTGTCTTATAACCATAGAGGTAGATACCGTAAAGGTATCACTTGGGAGAACCTCCTCAATATGAAAAGGAATAAGTTCTCCGTGATTAAATGTAAGTTTATGTTCATAATCTCTATTAAATACGGAACGAGGAGCATTATTAAAAATTGTCGGGTTTAACCCGAAAGAATCGGCATTTCTATGCATTATTAATTACTCCTTGTCCTTGTCCTTCGTTGGAAAGAGTGTTTTCACTACTTGTATTAATTGTAGTATTATCATTATTAAAAGTTCTATCTTTTGCATTTTTTTCCTCCTTATTAATTTTAGCTAAAATATCTTTAGCTCTTTTTACTTCAAATATATCTTTAGCAACATCGCTAAAATCACCGGAAAATGTTTCACGTTGATTTAAAACTTGTTGACCTTCAATATTAGCACGAGTTATTAATTTCTCTAAATCGGTTTCCGACTTATAAGATTGTATTAACTCATAACGATTTTTTTTTCCAACTTCTACGAGTTTATTTTCTTTAGTAGTAGGGTTATGTTCTAAAGTATACTCAATTTCGAAATCGTTCCCCGTTGGGGAACCTTTAGAAATATCATAATTATATAAAGTATTAAATCTACCAATTCTACTCATTTTTTAAACTCGCTAAATCTAATATACATACTTTTTTTACATTTTGATTTTTAATTTCTCCTTCTTTAGAATCATACTCACCTAAAGAATAAAGTTCTTTATCTTCGGCAAATCTAATAACATTATTAATTACCGCTTCTTTAATCTCACGAATAGCTACGTCCTCATTTATAAATAACATTGGCTCGCTAAACTCTCCTACTTTTTTATCAAATATTACATACATTTTTTTAGTCATTTTATTTTATCTCCTTTTCTTGTTGTTCTTTTAATTCTTTTAATAATATATCTATTATTAAGCTTTGTTTTTTAAAATAATTATTATTAATTTTTTGGAATTGTAATAAATTATTTAATAATTTAATTATTAACTCTATATTTTCCATAAATTAAAATCTAAAACCACCACGATTAACGGTAGCCATTAAATTAACTTTTTTTGTTTTTCTTGCGGTTCTATTGAATAGACTCTTACTTTTTGAAAAACTAATAGATTGTCGTTTCATTTGCTATTGTACCTTTCTATTAAGCGCTTCGCTTATACGACGCTTAAGTTCTTGTTCTTTATTTTCTTGGTAATCTCAAAAATTAGTATCGATTGACCTAATTTCATTATATCACCTATTACTTCCTATAGTCAAGCGGTTTTTAGTAATTTCTTCGAAATTATTATTTTCTATTTCTTTATATTTTTTATCGAAATATCGAGGAGGTTTAACGTATTTACTTCCTTTATCATTTTTTAATAAGATTTTATCGTCTTTATATATTGATTCATAATTATCTATAAAATAATTATAACCTATACCGGGACTTGTACTCATTCTTAAAAACTCGGGGGGTCTACCTTTTCAATCATATTTTGTACTTACACCAACTTTTTTTGTTGTATATCTAGCTACATACCCGGCGGTTTCATAACTAAAGGGAGATATTTGAACATAACCAAGACCTCATATATTCTCTAAAAATTGGGAGCTATAATATGGTTGTCCGAGGTTATTTTGTGAAAATTGAACTAGATCATTAATAGGCAAGTTGAAAGCTATTAAATGATAGTGTGGTCTTTGAGTGCGGGAGCCATATTCTCCGCTTATTAAATATCGAATGCCTTCGTGATTATATTTCCTTTTATATTGTATACGTAAACGTTTTAAAAAATCTTGGTAGTCTTTTTTATTTAAAACGGGAATATTTTTCCCATTAATTTTTTGATATGGTAAGTTTTCGGGGCTATATGTTAAAGTAATAAAATAATTATGTTCGTATTGTTGAGACTCTAGAGTACAACGTAAAGCTCACTCACTAGATTTTTTAAGTCTGCAATGTAAACATTTACCGCATGATAAAGTTTTTACGTCCTCGAAAAAATTATTTGATAACTTATTTCCTTTTATATATTGATTAATATTATAATCTTCGTTTTTATTATAAAACTCTACTCCATTATTAGTAAACTGTTTTATTATTATAGGACGGGAACAACTCATATATATTATCTCCTTTTTATACTAACACGTTATGTGTTAGTGGGCTATCTATAATCAAGTATAAACGATAGCCCAAAAAAAAACAAGTTTTTTTTTATTTTTTTAAAAAAAATATTAAAATATTTATTTTTTTATAAAAAAAGCTACTTTTAAAAAAGTAGCTTTTTTTATTTTAGCTTAAGCTAAAGCTTAAGCTTATGCGGCGGCCGCTTGAACGGCCGCTTTGACGGCGCTTGAGATAATTGCTCCTAATGCCGAATTATTCGGAGCACTTGCGCCTCCAGAGGAGGCACTTGCGGCGGAACCACTAGGAGTTGGAGCGGCACCTTGAGTTGCCGCCATAATAGGGTTAATACCTGCGGCCTTAAGGTCGCTTTGAGACCTTTGAAAGGCCGTATTAGCCATTTCTCGTTGAAAATCTCTATTTTTTTGAGCTTCCGCGGTATTATATTCTTGTTGCTCTTTATTAAGAGATCTTTGATTATCAAATTGTACTTTTGCGTTAGTTTTTCCGGTAATTTCATTTCATAGTCCGGTTATAGGACTAATTAATTGTTTACCAAAATTAGATCAATCATTTTGATAAGACATAAACTATAACCTATCTATATTTCCTGGAATAGAATACATAGGCAGAGGACGCACGGCTTTTTGTTGTACATATATATCTACTATGTAATTAGGTGCTACGGTATGGTTTAAAGCAAAAGTTCTATCGACATTTTCTCGAGATTCGGCAAGCCACTCGGGACTATATTTTGGTAATGAATCATATTTATCACCATAATGTCAAATGTCTAAACTTTGAGGAATAGTTGAACGGAACATACCGGAAACTCTATTTTGTTTAAATCTATAATCGGCTCAAGCTTCATTATAACCAAATACTTCATTATCTTTTATAGAATCTCCACTTAAAAAGATTTCTTTATTAAGAATTGGTTGCTCTCCAATATTAGCAAAAACCGGTAAATAATAATCTAACCTTGACTTTTTACTTCAAAACTTCTCAAGTCCATTTTGATAAGTATGTTTAACTCTAGCTACCATAACACCGATTACAAAACCGTGTTCGGTAAATGAATGAGAGAATGATAAACTAGAATCACCAGTTAATGAATATGCTCCGGTAGTTCCTAAAGGTGACGTATTATCGGTTGAACTAGTTTGTAATACTTGATTAACGGCTAAAGGCATTTTTGAACCACCTAAATACTCGGAACGTTGTAATCTTGCGTCGGGGTTATGAACTCCAAAATGAGACCTCAACATTTCGGTATATCTAGTACCACCTCGAGCGTCTAATTCAAGCATTTTTTGAGTTTGAAAAGCTAAACGCATATCGTTAACGCTTACACTTGAAATTTGAGATAAAGGAATCTTTAAATCATTTTTACCGGTAGCATATAAACCTTCAATATTTACGGATCCTCCCGTTTCCGAATCGGGAGATTGTATAACTCAAGGAATATTAGAATCTTGTCCCTCCGGAACAAGATAACCGTCTTTTATTGTTAATTTATTTTGATGTAAAGTACCGGCTAAAGCATTATATATACCTACATTATTAATATGACTTCCTTCCGATTGTTCAATATTAAAACGATAATCTATAGTAGTATCTAAATCTTGGAGAATCTTAATAGCTACATTATTTCCTTTTTGAGGACTTGGTAATACACTTGAAAAATAATCATGGTATTTATTTACACGGAAAGGTGCTCCACCTTTAACTAAATCGGTAACATAATTAGTACCATTTGAACCTTTTATATTTACACTTGATCTATCTATAAATATAGGTTGTTGTATATTTTGGTCACGGAATCAATCCTCAACAATTCTTGCGTAAGCACGGAAAGGTAAAGCATTTACTTCTATTTTATCTTTTACTTTTTCTAAACCTTGTAAAATTGGGATTCCCATATAATCGGCAATTGTTCCGGTACGTCAACCT